AGGCGTAACCTTATGAAGCCTGAAAGCTCCTAACCCTTCAGGCAAAGGGACAGCAATGATTGAGTTCATACAGCAATACACGGATCTGTTTATATGGATCATCGGCGTAACTATTTTTACCTGTGGTTATTACGTCGGACATTATTACGGCCATCAACAGGGATTCGTTCGTGGCCGCGTAGCAGGACGCAAACATCCATCGATGAGAAATAGTTGATTTAAAATGAACTTAAAAGAAATCGCTGCTGAGTTAGCAGCGTTAACGGTCATCAAAGACGCCGTATCGGAAGCAACAAATTACCTGCGCGAACTCGCAAAGGATGAGCTGACGGAAGTAGGCGCTGATATGACAAAAGCAGTCATCGACAATCAAGAGGTAGCGAAAATCACCCTTGTAAGCCGAGACGTAGCTTTCGTTATTAATAATGAAACTGCGTTCTTGCACTGGGTAGAGGAGAACTTCTCAACTGAAATAGAGCCAAAGGTACGTGATTCTTTTAGAAAAAGATTTACGGAAACCCTAGCAATGACGCCTGACAGTAAGATATTTAGCACCCTTAGCGGTGAGATATTGGAATTTATGTCGGTAGAAACGAAGGCTCCTTATGTATCGACTCGTTTTGCTCCAGAGGGCAGAGAGATCGTGCTTGAGGCAATGCGTGAGCATCGCCTAACAACCCTGCCCTGGCTAAATAGCTATGTGGAAAGCAAACGACGAACGGAGATTGAATAATGGATGAGAAGCAAGCGGCAAAACTACGCGCTCCATTTAAAGAAAGTCAGATAGAAAAGAAAGTGATGGGCAGTCGCTCATACAACTACATCAATCACGCGGTCGTTACCAATCGATTAATCGAAGTGGACCCCACCTGGTATTGGGCGCCTATGGCATTAGCAGAAAACGGAATGCCACAATTAGATGAACACAACGGTATCTGGATAAAACTAACCATTTGCTCTGTAACGCGTATTGGTTATGGAGCTTCAGAACCGCATCAAAAAGGGGCCGATGCGGTTAAAACGGCTATCAGCGATGCCATCAAAAACGCCGCAATGCGTTTTGGAGTGGCGCTCGATTTATGGGGTGCTGATAGCAATGGACAAAGCGCAGAACACGTGAACCTTTCCACGCCTGTTCTGCGCTCTGTTCCACCTTTAAAGCCAGTGGTTACTGAAAGCCAAGACTTAGCTGACTTTATAGCTGCACAAAGACCAAATGATCCAACGCCAATTGTACAAACGGCGGAGGAGACTGGTGAGCCTCATTGTAAACACGGAAGTTTTGCTTGTCGAACCTACAGGTCTGGCACAAGTAATAGCGGTAAGGCGTATGAAGGTTTATTTTGCGGACGTAAACCTTATGAAGAGCAATGCACACCGATCTCTTTGGATGGAAAGCCGTGGAAGAAATGAAGAAATCAAAGAAAACAAATCGCATCGTGAAAAGCCAGAAATGCGATCACACATTGCGCCCTGAATTTGCCGAGATGGTTAATAAAACCATTTTTAATTTTCAGAGGATAAAGCAAGAAAATGACGAAGGTTTATTGATGGCTACTTTGCTAAACTTTGCCATCGTGTTGCCATCGTTTCTTACCGCCTTATCACAAGACTATGAAATAAGTGATGAAGCCACTGATACTGACTGAACAAGATAAGGCGTTGGCGCGTCAAACCGCTGACGCCTTTATCCAGTGGTCGATACAAACACAAAGCACCGACAGGCCGCATACCAGGTATAAAGCCTGGGAATCAGATCATCAAAGAAAACAGCAAATGCAATTGGCCTATGGAGCAGAAATAGCTATTGCCAGGCTTTTAAACCTTCCCTGGAATGGCCTGGATACCTTCAAAAACAAAGCCGATGTGGGCGATAATATTGAGGTGCGATACTCCTCTGTGCCGTACCTGATTCTGCGGCCTAATGATCGCGAGAGCGACATTGCCTTTCTAGTGCAGGGTTCTACTTTAGATCGCTTATTTTTAGGCGGCTTTATGCCTGTAAAAATGGGCAGAACGCCAACCTACAAGCTAAAGGATGAAGAGACCTGGTTTATACCCAGAGAGTCCTTGTATGCCTTTATACCGCAGTACCAGGCTGTCCAGGCGTTTCTACAGCGCTTGGCGACTAGAAGCCAAACACCGTGATGGCCTTTATAGGGCCTCTAAGGGGCTTTTTAGCCTGTTTCAGGGTGTGGATGTAGGTAAGTTCCCACAGGCTCGTCGTGGTCGCTTGTGGGCGGCAGGTGGGGTGGCTGCGGACCACCCCATTTGCCATTTATAGCCAGTGTCTATTTGACGTCTTGTCCGAGGGTAGGTCTATATTTTGCCCTGGTCGTAAGACTGGGGCAGGAACACCAGCAGCGACGGTCGACGGTCAAATGATCGGTTACCGAGACGCAGTGATTCCTCCGTACTCACCTAAATTAAATTTGGGGGGGTAGGGGGGGCATTTCACTGCAACTCAAGTCTCTGGTCAAATAAAAAAAAATAAATTAATATAAAATATGAACTGATAAATCCCTACCAATGAAGGGAATGTAAATGACACTAAACATCAACATTGGTATTGGAGAAATTACTACAGAGATCTGTTCTGATGAATCACTATCATTTGACGCAATTGAGTCAATTCTAAACAGAGCTGTACAGAGCGTCCTAGTAATATTTAACTCGTTAGACGCAAAGGATCGCACTGCAGTTTTGGGATTGGAAGACGCTGATGACGAGACGGACGAAGAGGAAGACGCCTGAAGGCTACAGGTACTGCAACAGTTGTCGGCAGGTATTAGCTACATCCCAATTTGGCTGGTCTAGCAAGGCTCGCAACAAATTACGGCACGATTGTAAGAATTGCCGAAACCTACACAAGTGGGTACTTCGCAGGGTAAAATCGGAGCGTGAACAGCTCCTCGTTGCACAGAAACAGTGCTGCGCCATTTGCGGCATACATAACGACATCAGTCGACTGGGAGTCGATCACAATCACAAAACACAGGCCATACGCGGCCTTCTATGTCACGACTGCAACACTGGCCTGGCAGCCTTTGAAGACGACTCAGACCTACTAACAACAGCAGTGATTTACCTTTTAGCAAGGGAGAATGAATGAAGTTAGCCTCTATATTTCTAGCACTGGTTCTCAATACGCCAGATGGGTATCAGCAATATGCATTTAAGTACATACAGAAATACGAGCGGCCTTGCATTAAGGAGCTTTGGAGATTAGAGAGCAATTGGCGTCCAGAGGCCAAATCTCCAACACACGATTACGGAATACCACAACGACATATGAAGCACAATACAAAGAAGCAAATCGCCAAGTTTAGATCGGACCCTATAAAGCAAATCGACTGGGGTATAGGCTATGTGCGTCACCGATACGGTGATTTCTGCAAGGCGTTACATCACCACCGCGCTCGCGGCTGGTACTAGGGAGCCAAATGTTAATATTTGATTTATTTGCTGGAACAGGAAGCGCGACGTTGGCTTTTAGTCTGGCTGGGCATCAAGTGATTAAATTTGAAATCGACCGTCAATTTAAAGCGGAAGAGTATGTCGATGTGTGCAGCCTAAACGCAAAAGATTTATTAAACAAGTATGGACGACCTGATTTCATCTGGGCTTCTCCTCCTTGCACCGCTTTTAGCGTTGCTTCAATAGGGCATCATTGGGGTGGAGGTTATAGAAGCTACGAAGCAAAGACCGCGTTGGCATTACATAGTCAGGCATTAGTGGCGCATACAGTCAAATTAATTAAAGAACTAAATGCAAAACACGGTTGGTTAATAGAAAATCCGCGAGGGATTTTGCGAAAATTGGACGTCGTCAAAGGTTTACCACGTCAAACCGTTACCTATTGTCAGTATGGTGACCAGCGAATGAAACCCACAGATTTATGGGGCAAATTAGAGGGTTGGGAAGCGAGACCAATGTGTAAAAATGGGGATAGCTGTCATCAAAAAGCTCCAAGAGGCTCTCGGACAGGAACTCAAGGTTTAAAGAATAGTAAAATTCGAGCGGAAGTACCGTTAGAGTTATCAACATCGCTACTTTTGGCGGTAGCAAAAAGGGGACAGATATGGATTTAAGAGAAAAAGTAACTATTGGCGTGTGTTCGCCAGGTCAATGGCACGCGATGTTTGCTACAAGCATCATCGATATAGCAAGAAGCCAAGCAGTATTAGGACAACTTATAAGCTTAGAAGGATCAGGTGTTATAAGCCGATTACGTAATCAGGTTGTAGCTACCTTCTTAGAAAGAACAACAGATGATTGGTTGCTGCAAATAGATACTGATCAGATTATAAGCGTCGATATGTTTAAAAAGCTTATAGCGGCGGCCGATAAGGATGAAAGGCCAATCGTTTCAGGAGTTGTTCACGCAGGTTGGGATACCAATAACCTATATCCAGAACCTGTACCTTGCGTGTTTAAGATAGGCGAAGATGGCGGTTTATTTAGTATGCACGAATACCCAGAGGACACGGTGGTAGAGATAGATGCTGCTGGTACAGGTTGCCTATTGGTACACCGTCGTGTGTTTGAAGAGATGCGTGATAAGGCCGACAAGGTTCAGGAAGCTGATAAGTGGTGTTGGTACAGGGATATGCCTATAAACGGTTCTTGGGTAGGTGAAGACATATTCTGGTCTATACGTGTAAAAGCGTTAGGCTATAAGATGTTTTGCCATACAGGTGTGCAGCTACCACATAAACGTAGCTATTGGTTAAAGCGTGATCACCACAAGGACTATGGTCGTTATGTAGACGCCAGACACCAAAGCGCAGAGCAACACTTACAAGTAGCCAACGACGTTAGTCTTGGCGTCAAAGGAGAAAAAGAATAATGGCAACAACCTCAAGTGCTATAACCGTAACCACTACAGCGCAGACTATTGTCAGCGTTGATAACGTGACGCAGTATGTGCAACTACACGCTAAAGGTTCTACTTACCTGGGCGCTGTAGACGTGACAACCTCGACAGGGTTTCTGATGGATAACGACGACAAGGTGGCGCTGGTGATACCGCAAGGATGCAGCCTTAGTGCCGTCACAACCACTGGGTCGCATACTTTATACGTGCTAACTACGCGTGTGGATTGATTATATGTCCGTTTTTTCCCACGCTCATTGGCTTTGATAT